GTTCCCTGCGCCTGTACCGTGCGATGCTAGATACCGCTCTTCTCGTTGTTTCGGATGCAGGAGTTAGACAGTTGCCCGTTGGGATTCTATTACCAGGACCCGCCGGAATTGGAAAAACCACCTTCCTTGTACAACTGCTCACGGATGTGCTCAACCGCCTCTATCCTGGACAAGCGCATGGCATGAAGGACTTCTACCGGAGGAACGCAGAGGACGATTTCTGGTCCCGCTATCACGGCCAGAAGGTCACTATCTTCGACGATCTGCTGAAGACTCTGGATGCCGCCTTGGTGACGAAAGAACTGTCCACTGTGCAGGAAGCGATCGACACCGTTCCGCTACCTCTCAACATGGCTGCTGTCGAAGACAAGGGCAAGGAGTTTATCTCCGAGTTCGTTTGCATGACGACCAATGCAACGTGGCCCAAGCCTGGAGCTGAGGTGAATGGAACGATCAAGGGCTCCTTGCGCGACTTCAGCGCTGTCCAACGGAGGATACACTATCGCGTGGATCTTTCAGTGAAGGCAGCCTTCCTCACGGATGCGAAGCGCTTGGCTGCCGAGAAAGTTCGCAAGGCAAAAGCACACATCGATGATGTGTACGAGATCAGCGTTACCAGTATCGATGGTAACCAGGACTTTGCGACGCGGAAGATGACGTACGAAGAGCTCGTCGTCTCCATTCTCTCGACAGCGCGGGAGCGGAAGCTGGAATTCCAACGGCGTGTGGAAGCGGTGCGCACGAATGTGAAGCCATTCGAGAAGCGCAAGATCGACGATGAGGCCCGACTGGCGCTCACGAGTCTTCTGCCCCTTGACTTCCATTTCCTTCTCGATCTAGAAGCCATACCCTTCCACGAAGATCTCGACACGTGGTGGTTCCACATGCGCGAGCTCGACCAGAGAGTGGACGGCTACGTCTACCACGCACGACTGCACGACTACCTGGCAACGCACGGAATAATGGAGGCGGCTCCTGTGGTCCCGATCAACTACATTGCGCGCGCGATGTCCGGATGCAGAACCTCCGCAGAATGTGCCATCCGCTACTACATGGACAAAACGAAGAACGTGTGCGAGAGACACACCGTGTCACTCCCTTTCCATGTGTACTCAAGTGCGTCTAAGATCCGCGACAACCTGGAGCGTGCATTCAACGCGGTGCCGGCTGTTCTCCCTAGCCCCATTCTTCTGAAGACTCTAACGGCTATGACGTCCTTTGCCGGAGTGTGCCTTGGAATCTACGGAGCCATGCGCGCCTTCAAAGCGCTCGACGAGAACGGCAGACGCGAGGAAGAAGACGGACTAGAGCAGCAATCCGACACGCGCAAAGGAGTGAAGATTCCCACGAAGGTGCAAAGACCAAGAACCAACGCACCGCGCAATTTCCGACCGATGGTGGAAGAAGAGAAACACGTAGGTAACGCTTTCGGCGACGTGCCCGGCCCGGTTCTCAGTAACGTGGTGGAATTTGAGATCCCCACCCGCGACGATGGAGTCAAGAGAGGAATCGGAATGTTCCTCGACGCGACGACGCTCGTAACTGCCAAGCACGTGGCGCGTGTCATCGTCAAGGAGAGCGACTCCTTCTTCTTCGATTCAGAGGGAACCGGGAGGTGCGAGATGAAGAACAGCAGAGCCCAGTTCTTGTGTCTTCCCGATGCGGACATCGCCCTCATCATCATCCCGCTCGTCAATGGCGTTAAGAACGTGAGGAAATTCCTCAAAGCCGCGCCCGAGAGAGAGGAGGACTTCAGCACCAGCAAGATCTGCCGTCTAACCAGAAGGAAAGGAGTCACGCGCGTTGTCTATTCTACATCAGCTAACGTGTGCGACATCCGCGAAGAGGGAGGCTCCCCTGTCAAGGAGCGTTCCCTCTTGTACAACAACTTCTCGGTAGCGGGCGAGTCTGGCAGCCCCGTCATTGAGATCGACGACGACGGAAAGCCCCATATCATCGCTGTCCATCGCGGGATTCTCGGACCTCAGTGCGTCGCATCCATGATCTACGTGGACGACTTCGAGACCGAAGATTCAGTGGAGGCGCACATTGGGGATGTGGACGACGAAGCGGAGACGTACGACTTCCTGATTGACGAGGTAGCAAAGTTCTGCGACAGACACGGCTTCAAGCGCGACGACTGGACATCAGCAGTGCCCTTGGGCACCACTAAGCTGTTCGAAGAGAGGAGCGTTGTTCACACTACCATCAGTGACGACGTTCTACCACGCCGTTTCAACAAGACTCGTCTGCAAGCAAGCCCGCTCTCCCTCTCTCTCGACCCGCGCTATAACACCAAGGCGCCTGCGTTGCTTTCTCTCCGCGATGGACATCTGACGCGAAGAGCGATCGACAACCTCGTTCCATGCACCATCGAACGCCACCCGCAATATCCGACGGCCTTGAGAGTTGTGCGAGAGTACCTCCTAAATGCGATGCAGAAGTGTGAAAGCAAGAACATTCACATGACCTACGACCGCGTGGTGCACGGCTGCAAGAAGCTCAACTTCTTCCAATCAGTTGATTGGAAAACATCTGTTGGACTTCCGTACACTGCACGAACGCATCAGAGCCTTTCCAAGGAGGAGCTTCTCCTCGACGCTGACGGAGACGTCAACAGGGAAACGCGAGGATGCATCGACGAGATGGTGGCGTGCGCTCTAGACGAAGAACCCCTCCAGAGTTATTTCATCTCGTGTGATACTCTGAAGGACGAGTTGCGACCGATCGACAAGCAGCGGAAGACGCGAGTCTTCTCTGTCCTCCCAGTGAATGCCAACTTGCTGGTGAGAGCGGTATACGGACCAGCGATGGATGCTCTCATGTCGTCTCGCTTCCTGCACCCAATCCGAGTGGGGACTAATCCCTACAATTCCATCGAGTGGGAGTCGTCAATCATCTACGTCGGAGGTCCCAACTTCGGAGAGGCTCGTTACATCTGTGCCGATTTCAGCGCGTTTGACAAAACAATGTCAACCCAGGTCATCAAGGACGCGCTGCAGATTCTCGCCGATTGGCATACCCTCGTACCGCCGAATCGTTGGGAGAACGAGAACATCGAGAAGAGAGAGCGCATCTTCAGGAGCGAGGAGGAGTACGAGGCGACTCACCGTGCTGTGGCAGACGCGCTTGCGCGGAACATCCACTTCGGAGATGGAGTCGCATACCTTGCTGAGGGCTCGAATCCATCCGGCAACGCTGCAACCGTCATCATCAACTCCATCACCAACCTCATCTACCTCACGTGCACACACATCGACATGACCGGCAGGCTCGAGATTCCAGCGTGCATAGTGTACGGTGACGACCTGGTGCTGAGGAAGTGCGACGAGTACGACTACTACGACCTCGCTGACGACCTTGCGCAATATGGAGTCCGCCTACAACCAGCCACAAAAGACGGACATGAAGTTGCAGATGTGGGGCTGGAGAGTGCTACTTTCCTCAAGCGCCACTTCACGCCGCAAACCTTCGGGTGCGTGGCCAACATGGAGATCAAGGACATAGTACCATCATTGTTCTGGTTCCGCAACACCGAAACGATCTCCGACACATGCAACAGCGCACTGCGGGAGATAGCGCTGTACGGACACAAGACCTTCACCGACTGGAGAAGGAGCATCGCGTGCGCATGCGAAGACGCTGGCGTGCCCACGGAGCACTTGCTCACCTGGAACGAGATCATTACTCTGATGCAAGTAATGGTCACTGGACTACCCCTCTACGGAGATATGCAGGATGCTTTCGAGATCAGATGGAAGCAAGTGCTTACCTCCAGAAAAACGTGCCTTCCGATGGGCTTGGGCGTTGCCCCCCCACCACAAGACGAACTCGATAAACTCTCATCGTCTCGGGCTCCGGAAGCAGCATATGCGGCAACACTAAGAGAGCATCTATCAGGCCGAGACTCGTGCGTCCGCGTGATAGTAACAAGCACATCCAACAGCTACCAAACCAACAACCTCGGAAACTTCGAATACACACAAAACGCGACGATGGAAGGAGAAGGCGACTCGGATGTCATCCTCGAGTTGATCAAGATCGAGAATCTCGTCAATTCCCTTCAAGGCTTGCTGCAAACAACCGCCAACAGCACAAGCGCGACGATGTCGAACACTGGTTCCGTTAAAGACGACGTTGCTGCCATTCGCCCACTTGTTCTCAGTATGAAGAACAACTTGGAGAACACTGTGGCGGGCATCGACCGCACCAACTCTCTTCTGCAGAGCACCCTCGACAAGATCAATGCTCACGACATGGCTGGAGCTTATGTCATCATCGGCGGAAAGGCTGAGATTGGTCAGAACCCGTCCATAGAGCCCAATTCCAAGCTGTGGAAGTTGTACTCGTACGCGGACGCTCTCGTCGAGATCAAGCGACAAGCCGGCTTTGGAGTCAAAGCGTGGATGGTTCCCCTCAACAACATGATCTATCTGGCCGGAAGGGATGACACGGACTTGGGCCGTTTCTACGGTGATCCCGTGGGAAATTGCTTCTGGACGTCTGGATGGAAGGGAGGACTCATGGCTGGCATCACTGGGACGAGATGGGGCCCCGCTGGCAGGCAAT